CCCTATGACCACTACAACGGCCACCAGTTCGCGAGCCACATGCTGGAGGAAGGCCTGCCGATGGTGGACTACGGCGCCACGGTGAAAAATTTCAGCGAGCCCACGAAACTGCTCGAGGCGCTGATCAAGTCCGGGAAGATCCACCACAACGGCGATCCTCTTCTCGCATGGATGATGTCCAACGTGATCGGCCACCGGGACCGCAAGGACAACGTGTTCCCCGTGAAAGACGAGCATCAGCGGGGCAACAACATGACCGATGGCGCAATCGCCCTGATCATGGCGCTTGGCCGCGCGATGACTGATTCCGGGAAGCAGACACGGAACATATATGAGGTCAGGGGGCCTGCATTCGTATGAGCCTGCGCCGCCGGATAAGGGACTGGCTGTTTGAAAGAAGATCCGGCCTGGCTAATCCCGATCCCTGGCTCATAGCCTCATTCGGCGGGCCGGTGACGGCAACCGGGATCCGGGTCACGGCAGATACGGCGATGAGGTTCACGGCGGTCTATGCGGCGGTCAGGATTCTCGCAGAGACCGTGGCCACGCTGCCACTCATCGTCTATCGAAGGACCGAGAACGACGGCAAGGAGCGCGCGACAGACTATTTCCTCTACCGGCTGCTCCATGACCAGCCGAACGAGGAACAGACATCGGTCGAGTTCCGCGAGATGCTCCAGGGGCACCTCGCCCTTCGGGGCAACGCCTACGCCCAGATCGACCGAAAGATGGGACAGCCGGCGCGCCTTGTGCCGCTTCATCCGGATCGCGTCGAGGCGGATCGATCAAAGAACGGAGAACTCGTCTACAAGGTCAACCCGGATTCCGGGAGTCCTTACCTCCTGAGCCAGAGGCGGGGCGAGATCATGCACATCCGTGCGCTTTCTTCTGATGGGGTGACGGGGCTCAACCCTATCGAGCTCTTCCGGGAAGCCATAGGGCTGGGCCTCGCCTACGAGGAGTACAGCGGGCGCCTCTTCGGCAACGGCGCGAACATCAATGGCGTTCTCGAAACGCCCCAGGCGATGAGCGATGAAGCGCTTTCGCGGTTCCGAACGCTCTGGCAGCAGAACTACGGCGGGGTCGGAAATGCCGGGAAGACCGCGATCCTCGAACAGGGGATGAAGTGGCAGGCGATCGGGATCGCCCCAAAGGATGCCGAGTTCATCATCAGCCGGAAGTTTCAGATCACGGAGATCGCGCGTATCTTCCGGGTGCCGCCCCACATGCTGGCCGACCTCGAGCGGGCGACGTTTTCGAACATCGAGCACCAATCGCTCGAATTCATCCGGGACACGATCCGGCCCTGGCTCGTGCGCTGGGAGCAGGCGCTCACGCGCGACCTCATCCCACCGACAGACAGGGATATCTACTTCGTCGAGTTCCTGATCGACGGCCTGATGCGCGGGGACCTCAAGTCGAGGTACGACTCCTACGCGATCGGGCGCAATAACGGATGGCTTTCCGCGAACGACATCCGGCGACTGGAGAACATGAACCCTCTGCCGCCCGAGCAGGGAGACGTTTATCTGATCCCCCTTAACATGGTGCAAGCGGGAACGGCAGCGCCAAAGCCGCCAGACGAAGCGAAGCCGGTCGAATAAGTCTCGAGAAGAGTTGATTTCCCCAAGGGTCGCGTTGCGGCCCTTTTTCATTTTTGGGAGTGATCATGAACAAAAACAGGGAGCGCAGATTCACCGGCAACTGCGAACTGCGCACGATCGTTCCAGAAACGGGCGGACGCGCCAAGATCGCAGGACACGCGGCGGTCTTCAACTCGCTCTCCGAGGAGTTGTGGGGATTTCGGGAGCGAATCGCCCCGGGTGCGTTCGGGCCGGCGCTCGGGAAGTCCGACATCCGCGCGCTCCTGAACCACGATCCGAACTTCATCCTCGGGCGGACAAAGAGCGGCACGCTTCGAGTCCAGGAAGATGAAACGGGACTCGCCGTCGAGATCGATCCGCCCGAAACAGGATGGGCTGACGACCTGCTCGTCTCGATTGGCCGCGGCGACATCAGCCAGATGAGCTTTGCATTCAGGGTGGGCGAGGAATCCTGGGAAAAAGTGGACGGTATCGATATCCGCACGATCCTCAGCTTTGACGAGATCTTCGATGTTTCGCCAGTGACCTACCCGGCATACCCAGATACGGATGTGTCACTCCGGGAAGGGCTCGATCCCAGAGAGCTCGACGCGGCAATCGTCTCTGCCTGCCGCCGCATGAGGCGGCAACCGGAGGACACGGCAATCATGCGGGAGTACCTCCGCATCTTGCGCTTTTTGATCGACGGCCCCGCTCAACCGAACGGGGAGAGTGAAGTTCCGCAGGACGGCCCGCGCGTGCGGAGCCTGAACCAAATCATGCGCCGGCTCCATGTTCTGGAGCTGGAGCACTCAATCGAGGAGACAATCCAATGAAGGATCTGAACGAGCTCCGCAGACGGCGGGGCGCAATCATCAAGGACATGCGGGCGCTGACGGACAAGGCCGACGCGGAAAAGCGCGAGCTCACCGCCGAGGAAAACGACCAGTACTCCCGCATGGAAGCCGACCAGGAGAAGCTCAGGGCCGAAATCGAGCGCGAGGAAAGGCAGCAGAAGCTTGACCGCGAGCTTGAATCGTTCGACCGTGAGCCGGGCCGCATGCCCGAACCGGCGGCGGTCGGGGAAAGAAACGCTAACCCTCGCGCATCCGGGGAGTATCGCTCGCAGTTCAGCGACATGCTCTGCCGCGGCTATCGCCCGAGCGAACACCGGGCGCTCCAGGCCGACAGCCAGGTCGGAGGCGGCTACCTCGTCGCCCCGGAGCAGTTTGTCAACAAGCTGATCGAGGCCCTGCGCGACCAGGTCTTCATCCGCCCGCTTTCGACCGTGATCCCGGTCCAGAGCGCCATGAGCCTGGGAGTGCCGGTCCTCCAGACGCGCCCGGACGACGCCGACTGGACCGTGGAACTCAAGACGGGGACCCCGGATACCGCGATGGCCTTCGCCAAGCGCGAACTTCATCCGCACCCAGCGGCGAAGCGGATCCTGGTTTCGACCTTCCTGCTCAACAACTCCGTGCTCCCGGCCGACCAGATCGTCCGCGACCAGCTCGCCTACAAGTTCGGGATCACCCAGGAAAAGGCGTTCATGACCGGTTCTGGCGCGGGCCAGCCCCTGGGCGTCTTTACGGCCAGCCCGAATGGAATCAACACCGACCGCGATGTCGCAACGGGAAACGGCGCGACTGCGATCGGAGCCGACGGCCTGATCAACGCAAAGTACGCGCTGAAGGCCCAGTACCAGAAGACCGCGCGCTGGATCTTCCACCGCGACGCCATCAGCGGCATCCGGAAGCTGAAGGACAAGAACGACCAGTACTTGTGGCAGCCGGGCCTGGTCGGCGACAAGCCGGATACGATCCTGGAGCTGCCGTTTTTCATGTCCGAGTATGCCCCGAACACGTTCACAACGGGACTGTACGTCGGCATCATCGGCGACTTCTCGTTCTACTGGATCGCGGACTCGATGGAGTTTTCCATCCAGGTGCTCAAGGAGCTCTACGCCGAGTCGAACCAGGTCGGATACATCGGCCGCATGGAGTGCGACGCGCAGCCGGTGCTCTCGGAAGCCTTCGTCCGAGTGAAGCTCGGATAACCAGTTGCACGGAAAAGGGGCCGGGATAGCCTTCTCGGCCTAATACAACGCATAAGGAGACAGACATGAATCTCAGCAAAGCAGTGAAAGCGGCCCGAGTCCTTAATGGCGTGGCCGCGGGCACGACCGATCAGAACGGCTCGGTGGTCGACATGCAGGGTTTCGAGGGGGTGCAGTTCGTGGCGCTTTTCGGTGCCCTCACTGCCACCCAGGTCACGAACCTGAAAGTGCAGCAGGGCAGCCTTGCAGACGGTTCCGACATGGCCGACCTGGCCGGGAGTCTGCATACGGCCCTGGCCGACACGGATGGCAACAAGTGCCTGGTGACGGATGTCTTCCGCCCCCAGAAACGCTATGTCCGGTGCGTCGTGAAACGCGGCACGGCCAACGCCGTGATCGACGGCGTGATCGCGCTTCTCTACAGCCCGCGCGTCGAGCCGGTTGCGACCGACACAACCGTCAAATCGACGAAACTGTTGGTTTCCCCCGACGAAGGGACGGCATAGGCGATGAAAATCCGCCTGATTACTTTGATGGCGGGGCCGGAAGGCGTCTTCCCGCCGGGATCGGTGATTGAGGTTTCCCCCGAGGAAGCCCGGGCGCTGATCGCCGGCGGGTATGCCGAGCCCGTTGCCCGCCCGGCCGCGCTGCCAAAGGTTGAGCTGTCCGCTGTTGAAACGGCGGCGGTTCAGCCGGGCAGCCGGGCAGTACGTCCGGAAGCCAAGGCGCGCAAGACGCCGTAACCATCGTCTTGATACGGATCGTCGTGCCGATGGAAATCCAGCAAGGCCGCAGCGTGCGGCCCATCAAACCGCTGCTTTCCTGGGAATTGCAGGCCGGCATGACGCTCGTACTTCCCGCCGAGATTGAATCCATCCTGATCCGCGAGGGGTTTGCGGAGCAGATCGAATCCACAGTCAGCTGCGAGGTCGAGGGCAAATAGTGGGACTGAAACTTGTCACGCTGCCCGAGGTCGAACCCGTCACGCTCGAAGAAGCGAAAGCCCATCTGCGGTTGGACAGTGATGCGGACGACGCTTATGTGTCGGCACTCGTCACGGCTGCGCGGGAACGGGTCGAGCTTTTCCTGCGGCGCGCGCTGATCACGCAGGTTTTCGAGTACACCCTCGACGGCTTTCCCGCAAGCCCGGCTCGGATTTACGCGACCTCGGTAATCGACCTGCCGAGGCCTCCTCTTCAGTCGGTCGAGTCCATCAAGTACATCGACACGGCGGGGAATGTTCAGACAATCGCGCCGGAAGACTACGTGGCCGACGCCTCGTCGAACGAGATCGGGCGCGTGGCGCTTGCGTGGAACCGGTTCTGGCCCATCACGCGGTGCTCGATCAATAGCGTCATCATCCAATTCACAGCCGGGTACGGCGATGCAGGCGAGGATGTCCCGCAGGCGATCAGGCAGGGGATCCTGATCGAGGTCTCGAACCTGTACGAAAACCGCGAGGATGTCGTCGTCGGTCAAGCCATATCCATGCTCTCCCTTTCCGAGCGGCTGCTCTGGCCGTATCGGGCCTTGTCGGTGGAATGATGCGCGCGGGTCCGCTGCGCTGCAGGGTCACGATCGAAGAGCCTGCGGAAACCCAGGGAGCAGACGGCGCCATCCTGACCGCCTGGGAGACATTCGCCACCACGTGGGCTTCGGTAGAGCCGCTCATCGGCAAGGAATACTTCGCACAGCAACGGGAACAGGCCACTGTGAGCCACAAGATCAGGATGAGACATATTGCCGGCATCACCCACAAGATGCGCATCGCCTGGGGAACGAGGCTCTTCGAGATCGAATCGGTCCTCAATGTCGGAGAGCGTAACCGAGAAATAGTCCTGATGTGCAGCGAGACCTTATGACACTCGACGAAGGAATCTTCGACCACCTGACATCCCATTCCGGCCTGGCCGTGCTCATAGGCACACGTTTGCACCCGGATTACTTCTCGGAGGACGAGGAGTTGCCTGCGATCGCCTACTCACTCGAGGACGACCGCTCGATGCCCACCCAGCAGGGGCCGTCGGCGCTGCGCCAGGCGATCTACCGATTTGACATCTGGGCGGACACGGCAGCTGAAACCGTGGCCGTCATGAAACAGATGTGCGCGGCGCTTGACGGCTACCGCGGATCCTTCAATGGCATCCCCGTTGTGGGGGTGTTCTTCGATGGCGCCGGGCGCAGCCGCGACCCGGACACGCAGACTTTCAACGTTTCAATGCGATTCACGATTCATTACCA